AAGAGCAGTTTAAAACAATCGAGAGGCTTCACAAGAAAGGATATTGCTCAATGTTCTGTATTGGATATGACGAAGCTGTAAAAACAATTAATAACTACATGAAATTATGAAAAAAGATATTAAGTGTTTTATTATGGGTCATAAACTCAATAAAGAGGGTGATTGTGGACATAACTATTGTGATAGGTGTGATAAGCATGAGTATTACAATTATCAGTCATTCTATAGAACTATACCAACAACGTTAATGTACATCAAACATCTTTGGACTACAATAAAACACAGGACGTTTTCTAAATGTGATGACTGTAAAAAACCAAGCAGAATATTTGGTAAATGGGTTGGAGAACATAAAGATTGTTTACCTTTTTAGCCAATAACTGGATAATTATATTATCTTTACAATTCAAAGTAACGGTCAATTACTAAAATTTTTTACAATTAAAGCCCTACTTGGAAGATCTGTCTGACCGTGGATTATCCTTGTAAGGGCTTTATATTAATAACGGTCAATGTCAAAACAAATACCATATTTTAAATTCTTCTCAGGTGAGTGGCTTTTGGGTCGAATTTCTGACGAAAATTATCGTGTTCAGGGGCTATTTATTAGTGCTTGCTCCTTCTATTGGCATAAAGAATGTGTCATAACTACCAAAGAACTTAGTAAGAAGTTGGGTAAAACTAATGTAAAACTCTTACAGGACTTAGATTACCTAAGTGAAGAAAATGACCAAATAATCATAAAGTTCTTAGATGAACAATACTCTGAATTTGAGAATCTACGGGAGAAGCGGAGTAATGCGGGTAGAAAAGGAGGGCAAGCAAACGTTAAGCAAACGTTAAGCAAAAGTGAAGCAACCGTCAAGCATTTAGATGTAGATATAGACATAGAGAAAGATAAATATAAAACAGCGTATGAATATCTTGTTATTGAAAAACCTTCTGATATGGAAGTATTCGAAATGCAGTATAGAAAACAGCTAAACGACTTCGATAAATTCAAGGATTGGTTTAATGCAGATGTTGAGTCTTTAGATTTAGATTTTAATGCTAATAAATTATTTGGTAAACTAAAGAAGTTAGCTATCAGTTTTAAGAGTAGACAACCAGAACTCAACGAAGAAACAGAGGGAACACCTACTAGGATGCGTAAACCAAATGTAAGACCATGAGTACGCACACGGGTAAGGTGCCACCACAAGCAGTTGACTTAGAAAAAAAGATTCTAGGCGGCATGATGACTGAAAAGATGTCATTGATAGAGGCTGTTAACATAGTTTCGGTAAATTCTTTCTATACTGAGCCGCATCAAAAGATATTTAAGGCAATAGATGAGTTGTTTAATAGTAATAAGCCTGTTGATTTAATGACAGTTGTAGAAAAACTAACCAAAAACGGAGACATTGATTTTGTTGGGGGCGCTTATTATGTATCTGAATTGACCGCTTCCGTTTCATACAGTGGAGCAATAGAGGAACATTGTTATATTTTGGTTGAAAAAGAACTAAAGAGAAAGCAAATATTTATTGGTCAAAATCTAGTATCGAGAGGATATGACGAAACCGAAAGCGCATTAGATATAAACGACTATTTAAGTGAGCAAACAATAAGTGCTGCAACCTTGGTAGATTTTAGCTCTACTAAATCAAATGCAGATACTTTATCAGATATTAGGCAAAGGATATTAAGCGCCGACAAAGACAAAGGATTAACAGGTGTACCTACGGGAATTGTAAAAGCTGACCAAATATTTGGAGGGTATCAAAAATCAGATTTAATTATAAAAGCCTCACGTCCTTCGATGGGTAAAACAGCGCACGCACTTTGTGAGGCTCTGCACGCTGCAATAGAAAGCAAAAAGAATGTAGTGTTTTTTAGCTTAGAAATGAGTAAGGGGCAGCTAATGACTAGGCTGGTCTGCATATTAGCTTCAATTGATTCTGAAAAAATAAAGAAAGGTAATCTATCCCTAAGTGACTGGAACGCTTACGACGCAGCCGAAGCAAAATTAGTATCTGAAAATCTAATAATAATTGATGACTTGTACAGCATCGGAGAAATTACAAACAAATCGAAAAAGATAAAAATAGAAACAGGTGTTGATATAATATTTGTTGATTATCTTCAGTTGGTTTCCGGCAATAAAAAAGGAAATCGAGAGCAAGAAATAAGCGGTATTTCCAGATCGTTAAAAATGTTAGCCAAATCAATAGATGTTCCTGTTGTTGCATTATCTCAGCTTTCAAGGAGTTTAGAAACTAGAGGGGGGGATAAAAGACCAATGTTATCAGACTTACGTGAGTCTGGAGCTATTGAGCAAGATGCAGACATAGTTACTTTTTTATACAGGCCATCGTATTACGGAATAACAGAAGATCACGAAGGAACTCTTCTTGATAAGGGGTATACTTTACTAATCATAGCCAAACATAGAAGCGGAGGGCTTGAAGACGTTGAAATGAATTTTGTGCATAGATTCACTAGATTTGAAAATACGGGTGTTATACAAGAGGAAACGCAAGGAGATATACAACCAAATACAGAATTTGAAGATAGACCATTTTAAGCATTATAATTATGAACCCAATTAAAGATTTATCATTCAGAGCTAACGGAAACGATTACATTATAATTGAAAATTGGAGTAGTGGGAAATTGACGTATGCAAACAAGAAGACAGGCAAACTTCATTACTCTACTGTTGAGAAGTTTAACGAGAGACAACACGAATTTGAAAGAATTTAACACTTTCGAGTAATTAGTTTACTAGAACACGTTTAAATGTTTGGTCAATTGGAAAGAAATACTTAGTTTAGCTTTAATATTCTTAACCGCCATGATAACAAAAACACTTTTTAAGAGCCTCATTAATGATTTACCTGGCGGTTGCATTGATGGGGTTCTTGTATTTTAAACCTTCAAATGAATATACACATAGATAAGAATATCGGAACAAGTGGTGCAAAGGTTCATTGGATGCGTAGCAAAGATGGAAAAGAACATTGGTGTAGAATGGGAGTTTCAATGTTTGGATATACCAATATGTCATTAAAAGACTTTTTTAGCCTTAGCCCATTTGATAAGAATTTTCAAGATAATTATATTGAAGGCAAAGGAGCAACAAAAGAGGAAGCACTTTTGAAGATGGAAGAAGAAAACAAATCATTAACAGAATCCCTTTAGGCTTCATAAATACGTTAGTTATGATAACACAAAAAACACAGACGTTAATAATGCTACCTAACCATGATGTAGCAAAAAGGATAGATAATTTTCTATATCATCCAATGAATTGCATAATAATAAAAGATATTGAATACCACAAGTGGAGACAATATGATGAATTTGATTGTGAAGGTTGGTTGATTAGAAAAATATGGTTAAAGAATTAAAACGTTAGTTATGAAAAACGTAAACCTTAGTATTAAATACATGAGAGAAGCAGAGAAATATTACAGAGAGTTTCACGACTTACCAAAAGATGAATTACCCGAATTGGGAATAGCGGATAAATTGTCAATTGATTTTGCAGAACGATACGCCAACGAGAAAGTACAAAAGGAATTGAAAAAGAAAGTAGAGACAAAAATTAGTTACAACCTAACAGCAGAGGATTTAAAACAAGCAGTAGTTGAATACATGGATAAGCATCATAAAGAGGATTTTTGTTTAAAAGAAATAAAGTTTGAAACAGAAATGAGCGATCCCGATACATTTGGATATGTTACTGCTATTTGTAGTAGAATTGAGTTTACCTAATCGTTCGGTTGAATTTACCTGCCACCAAGCTAATAAAGTTTAGCGTTTGTTGGGATTTATTTGTAGTTTTGTTTTAGATGGCACTAAACGATAAGCAAGAAAGATTTTGCAACGAGTACCTAATTGATCTCAATGCTACACAGGCCGCAATACGTTCTGGGTATAGTGAAAAGACTTCATACTCCATAGGGCAAGAAAACCTGAATAAACCTGAAATATCTGCTTTTATTTTCCAGCTAATGGAAGCAAGATCAAAAAAGGTCGAGGTTACGCAAGAAGATGTCCTTAGAGAGCTTAAAAATTGGGCTTACTCTGATATTACCGAAACACTTACTTTAGACGCTGAGGGGGTTAAAAAGCTACCTATTGAAATTAGGAGGTTGATTACTAAATTCAAGAGAGTTAAAACAACTTTTGAAGGAGGTTCGACAGACACTATTGAACTTCATTTTGTAAGCAAGGAAAAAGCATTCGAAATGATTAACAGGCATATTGGATTTTATGAAAAAGACAATGACCAATCTAAAAGCGAGCCAAGCACTACCATTAATCTAGGAGTGGGAATAAATCCAAATGAGAGAGTTATTACCTAAGCAAAAAAATGCTGTTTACTTTCTAAAGGATAATGAAACAACGGAATTACTTTACGGGGGCGCAGCGGGTGGAGGAAAGAGTGCGTTAGGTTGTTTGTGGCTCATTGAGAATTGCCAAAAGTACAAAGGGTCAAGGTGGTTAATGGGTAGGTCAAAATTAACAACTCTAAAAAAAACAACCCTTAAAACATTCTTTGAGCTATCCAGTAAGCTCGGAATATCCGACCAATTTAATTTCAATGCTCAATCAAATATAATCTTCTGGAAAAATGGCAGCGAGATAATTTTACAAGACTTATTCTTGTATCCTTCCGACCCTGAGTTCGATAGCTTGGGATCGTTAGAGATTACAGGCGCTTTCATTGATGAGTGCAATCAAATATCGTACAAGGCGTGGCAAGTTGTAAAGTCACGCATAAGGTTTAAAATAAAAGAATTTGATTTAATCCCTAAATTGCTAGGGACTTGTAATCCTGCTAAAAATTGGACATACAAAGTGTTTTATAAGCCGTCAAAATCAAACGACCTAACACCAAAAAGAAAGTTTATACAGTCGCTGCCTACTGACAATGTACACTTACCTCAATCGTATTTAGATAGTTTATTAGAGTTAGATAAAAATAGCAAACAAAGGCTTTACTATGGAAATTGGGAATACGATGATGATCCGGCAACACTAATAAGTTTCGATGCAATCTGTGATTATTGGAACGGCAACCACGTTAAGCAAGGACAGGATAGGTACTTAACGATTGATGTAGCTCGCAAAGGAAAGGATAAAACAATATTTAGGGCGTGGTACGGGTTAGCTTGTATTGAAAGGGTCTCTGTATCTATATCAAGAGTTAACGAGGTTGTAGATGAAGCCATAAGGTTGCAAAAGAAGCATAAAATAAGTAACTCTTTTACTATAGCCGACGAGGACGGTGTAGGAGGTGGGGTGGTTGATTATCTAAACTGTAAAGGTTTTGTTAATAATTCAAAAGCATTAAACGGAGAAAACTACGACAACTTAAAAAATCAATGCTCCATGAAAATGGCAAAACTTATAGAAAGCAGAGAAGTAGTAGAGATATGTAACGATGGTCTCGTTATAGATATTGTTTCCGAAGAAATGGAACAGGTAAAGCAGAAGGATATAGACAAAGATGGTCGTATGTCTCTGGTGCCAAAGGATAAAATAAAGGAAATAATAGGGCGATCTCCTGATGATTGGGATAGCATTATGATGCGATATTGGTTTGAATTAAAAGCTAAATTCGTTATAGTATAATTTTTGTTAATTTTGTAACATGTTCGAAAAAATAAAAGGCTACTTCTCACCAACTAGTGTAAAAAACCAAAAACTATCATTAGGTAAATGGTTTAATCAAGCAGTAACCTACTGGAGCAATACGCCTGACATAATTTTAAAACAAGGATACGGGAAAAATGCGCACGTTTACAGCGTTATAAACAGAATTATTAGAACAGCTTCGAGAATTAGAGTTGATTTGTATAATGAAGTTAAAGGAGAGCCAACAAAGATAACCGAACACCTAGCGCTAAAATTAATCAACAACCCTAACCCACAGCAAGGAAGATCAGAGTTTTTTGAGGCTTTACTAGGGTGGAAACTTGCGATCGGCGAAGTTTTTATTCATTTGCTGTGGCCTGACATGGGTGCAAATGCAAAGAAGCCTAAAGAAATGTACATCATACCTCCCATGATGGTTGCAAAAATTAACTTTGATTCATTTGGGGCTATCATTTCTTACGTTGTTGGGTACGGTGCTAATGAGAGAATTATACCAGCAGACGAGATTATTCACATTAAGTACTGGAATCCCGATTCAGCCAGCGCACGAGGTATGAGCCCAATTAGCGCAGCTCTTCAATCGTTGCAAACATCGAACGATGCTTACACCTCTTCAATGAGATCAATACAAAATGGTGGGCCAGCGGGGATACTAAGCGGAGTAAATGACGGCTATCAATTAAGCCCTGAAGAAGCTGGAAAAGTACAGGAGAAGTTTATGGAAACTTACGGGGGTGTAGATAATAGCGGAAAAATTATCGTAACAGGCGCGACCCTTAGTTGGGAATCTA